GCTAGGGGCCTGGGTGGCGTGCCTGTGCGCACAAAATACCCGCGCACCATGGGCGGTACGCGGGTATCGTGGGTGGAAAGGTTTATACAATCTCCACGCTATCACCTTTGTCTGTGTGCATTTTCTTGTGGAACCTAACATAGTTTTCTAGCACGGGTTGGTAAAGGCTTTTGTCCATCCATCCACATGTGCACTGTGCAAAGTGATTATCTTGGATGGTCCAGACTTCGATGGTGTAATCCATTTTGTTTTCCTCCGGTTGTCTTTGTGGCTATGTATTCACAATACCACAGAAAACCCGTGCACGGGGAAGTGTGCACGGGTTTTCTTGTGTTTATTTAGTATTGGTTTCCGGATGGATCATGTCCTGGTCCTGTCCATGTGGCGTGAGTCAATGGTGTGGATGTAGACCACGTTCCCCAGTCTGCACCCGGTGCAGTTTGATTCTTTGCCTGTGAATTTGAACGTGCATTGCATGATTTGTCCTCACATTTTTGTAGGAACTGCCCCAGTGCGATTCCTACGATAATGCTGAGGATAAGCCACAGCACGAGAATTAGCCAGATCATCAACAGGGAACCTCCACAAATTCCGACGCTACTTCATCTTCAAAGGTCAATTCCATCTGCCCCGGAATCGGCTGACTGTCCACCCATGCTGTGAGGTTTTCGGGTGTTGGCTGGTGTTTGAATGTTTCTGCCAGTAAGTCGGATATGTGCATGGGGTTTTTCATTATTCTTCCTCCACGATTTCGGATTCAAAGATGAGAGTATGGTTTCCAATAAATATGTCTAGTTCCTTAGTCTCCGATTCTCCCGCTTCCAGTGCCCTAATCTTAGCCTGTAGAGCCTTAATCAAATCTTCCTGTGCTTTGATTTTGGCTTTGTACATTGGTTCTATGTTTTTGAACCGCGCGTAGTCACTCAATGTTCCTCCTATACAGCGCGTAGACGTAGACGGCGGCTGTGGCGGCTATCCACGCGGCTAGCATGTGCGGGTGCCGTCTGTGTTGTACTTCCCGTAAGTAGCACTGATAAGCATTTTCATGTGCTCTTTCTGCATGGCGTCTTTTAACAGTCGGTAACGCATCCGCAACGGCGCATCCCCTGAGATGGGGAACTCCTGGCCGGTTACTTTGTTGATTCTTGTCATGGTTTCTACCGTGTAGTTTTCGCGGTATGTGCTCACGATTGACTCCTGTTGCATGTGGCGTTCCTTAGTCGTTGTCATGTGTGTAACTGTACACCTAAAACAGTAAATCAAACACCCTGTAAATCCAAGTTGCGTTCCCACAGAAAACCGTGCTAAGTTTTTCCTATCGCCAACACGGGATGGGTGTGAAAGCAGTGACAAGGGTTACATAGAGTGAATGATGCTTACTCGTGGTACTCATGTTACAGTTAGCGCACTACCTAGTATATCCGCTTGATGTACTTAGTTAGCTCCGGACACAACACTTGTTTTCCGGTCTCCAATATCACAGAAAGAGTGCCGCCACAATGACTATTGAATCAGGTTCAAACGAAATCGCTTTGGTTGCTTCAAACTCCGGTCTCCTCGCTTCACTGGACGCTATGCGTTCCGGTGGTTCGATGGTTGTGACCACGTTTGAAGATTCCAACTGGGAAACCAAGACCGCCACTTTCGACGCCATGACAAACGCTGTCCCCGTGTCGGACAACTTTGGAACGGTTATCAACCTGCGTAACTGGGTTGTTCAGCCTGTCGAAATGCCCGTGGATGATAAGGACGAATCGAAGGGCACCGCACTTGCCCCGCGTATCATCCTGATTGATGAAGATGGCACCGCGTATGCCGCCATCTCGTCAGGCATCTTGAAGTCACTGGAAAACCTTGTGGGCGTTTTCGGTAAGCCCTCCCAGTGGCCGGGTAGCATCCCTGTAGCCGTGACCGAACAGAAGTCCCGTAAGGGCTTCCGCTTCATGACTCTTTCGATTGCACCCGCCAAACCCTCCAAGTAATCCAATAAGGGGGTAATCAGTGGGTAGGACTTTACTGGGAAGTCCTACCCACTGGTGCGTTAAATGGCATCACGTGAAGAAATTAATGCTAAACGGTCTCAGGCAAGACAGCGCCACCGTGCCGCTACACACAAGATTTCGCGGCTAAAGAGTAAAGGTGACGTGTCGATTAGTGGCACCCAATATGATCCACGGGTAGCTCCGGAAAAGTTGAAGCGGTATAACTCACGACAGCTTGATTCGTATATTGCCAAGCTTGATGCTTTTGTCTCTCGTGAAACACAGTTTGTTCCGGGTGCAAAGGGTAGACCTATGCCGGTGGCCGGTAAATACGGCTGGGGCAGGGTTGCCAAGCTACAACACCAGTTGAACAAAGACAAAGCCGCGCACTTGGCTAAGATAGCCGATATTTTCCTTCCCAGTGCGGGAATGACCATTGGTGAGCGTGTGGAAATGTCCACGCCCAAACACCCGGTTACGTCTCCACCCGCGTCTTATGCCCCTCACATCCCTTACACCCGGACTTCAAAGGGTGTGCCCAATGAAAAGCAGTTGAAGAAACTCGCTAAAGAGTTGGAGTCAAAACAGGGTGGCAAGTATTTTGAGCAAAAATATAAAAGCCAAATGACAGCCGCCAAGAAAATGATTAAGGGAATCTCGAATAAAGCACTTGCCAAAGACTTCCGTTCCCTTAATCCGGAAGAATTCAGTTTGCTTTGGAATTACACAAATTTTGCGGAAGTCACATCCACAGATTATGTCATTCGGAAATCCATGATGCACGATAAAAAAGAGCTTGCATGGTATGACATATCCCTAGACACCCAGTTGCGGGAAGCGAGAAAGCGAATTGCCGAGATTAAAGCGCTCAAACTGGGTAGCAGACTTTGAGACCACGACTGATGCTAATGACTGCCGTGTGTGGGCGTGGGGTTTGGCTGATGTAGAGCGTGCCCGTAGCTCGTGGGATGTTGAAATCGGTAATGATATGGCATCTTTCATAGCACGTATACGGAAAATGCCTGCCATTATCTATTTCCACAACCTAAAGTTTGACGGCTATTTCCTGCTGGATTACTTTTACCGCGTATTGAAACTTACCCATGTTGACCGTTGGCCCGGTGCTAATGAATTTTCCACGGTAATTGACCACATGGGTAAGTTTTACATGATTACCGTCAATTGGGGTAACAACAAAAAGACCGAATTCAGGGACAGCTATAAGAAACTGCCGTTCAAGGTCTCACGTATAGCGGAAGCTTTCAAGCTTGATGAAGTCAAAGGCTCAATTGATTACCACGCCCACAGGCCAATAGGGCATCAGCTAACCCGTAATGAACGGGAATATCTCGTGGCGGATGTGCTTATCGTGGCACAGGCTTTGAAAATGGAATTTGACACGGGAATGACAAAGCTAACCGTGGGCGCTGATTCACTGGACGACTTCAAAACCCTGTTGTCAAAAGAGATTTTCGCTAAAAAGTTTCCGGTGTTGCCTAAGAATATGGATGATGAAATCCGTAAGGCTTACCGGGGCGGCTGGACATACGCTGATTCCCGGTTTCAGGGTGTGGAGACCCGTTCAGGGAGAACCTATGACGTGAATTCCCTTTACCCCAGTGTCATGTATGACAGGGTGCTCCCCTATGGCACTCCGGTATGGCGTGACGGCTACCCGGAACCGGAGGAAGATTACCCCTTGGTGATTCTCTCCATTACCTTTACCGCCAAGCTGAAAAAGGACCATGTTCCGTGCATCCAAATCAAAGGTTCCGGGCAATTTCTCGCTACCGAGTATCAGACAAACATTACGGAACCTGTCACCATATCATGTACAAACGTAGACCTTGCCTTATGGGAGGATCATTACGATATGGATATCATTTCCTACAATGGCGGATGGTTGTTTAAAGGAATATCCGGCATCTTTTGTGAGTACATTGATAAGTGGATGGCCATCAAGTCCACATCCACGGGCGGAATGCGGGAACTCGCTAAGCTCCACCTGAACAGCCTTTACGGGAAGTTTGCGACTAACCCGGATGTTACGGGTAAGGTTCCTTACTTTGATGATGAAACGGACACGGTAAAGCTTGAATTGGGGCTGACAGAAACCCGTGATCCCATCTATACGGCTATGGGAGTGTTTATCACGGCATATGCCCGTGACATGACTATTCGGGCGGCACAGGACAATTACGCCACGTTCGCCTACGCAGACACAGACAGTCTCCACCTGCTGACAGATGAAGATCCGGACAACCTGTGGGTTGACGCACAAGCCCTTGGTGCATGGAAGTTTGAGTACGCTTTCAGCCGTGCACTCTTTGTGGGTGCCAAGAGGTATATAGAACACAAAGTCAATGGAGACTATGAATGCCATGTGGCAGGTTTACCCGTGGAAATCGGGGAAGCACTCACGATAGAGGATTTCGTCCCCGGGCGTAGATTTGAAGGAAAGCTAAACCCACGCAGAGTACCGGGCGGCATAGTTTTGGAGGATGTTGGATTCACCCTCCCGGTGTGGTAAGTTTTATTCATAAGCGGAAACGCCGCACATAAACACTGAAAGAGAGCGCCACAATGTCCCGTAACACTGAGTCTGTTGAAACTGCCCCGGAAGCTGTTGCACCCGTTGCAAAGTCCCGTCAGGTATCCGCCACCGTATCCGGTGCCTACTTTGAAAAGCTGGACGACCACCAGTGGACCGCGCGGAAGAAAATCCCCGCCATTGTCAAGGAAGCACTTGACGACTACTTCACCAAGCACGGCATTGAAAACCCGGATGCCCCCACGGCGTGATTTCTAAATAAGAGTGCTGTTGCCTCTTGTGGACAACTACTCTTGAATGAGACCACATCAGGATTATCCTTAGTCGGTCACAACATCACTCTTTAGGAATCCGAAATAGAAATACCAGAAAACCCCGGACATAACTTGTCCGGGGTTTTCGCTGTCCTGATAGAGTTATGCTATACATGTATTATTCGGTCTCAAAAGAAAGCAGGATAACCGATAATGGATTTTGAAAGCCTGTTGGCGTCCCTTATTAATCCGGGTGAAGATGGCCCATCACCCACTATTTACGATGATCTTTCGGCTAGTTACACGGATGCCACATCTACCCGTGACGCCAAGATTACAACTCTTTCCACAGACTTTGAAGCACTACAGCTTGAATTGCTTGCCGCGAAAGCCGCTAACTGGGATTTGATGCAACTCATTCCCCAGTCTGGCGAAGTTGCGGATTCCGGTGAAAACACGGATGATGGTGAAAAGCCGGAAGATGATGAAGTTTCGGAAGATGACGATTTCTTTGAAGATGAGGATGATAAATAATGGCAGTTGAAGTAAAGACCCTTAAGCCATCTTCCAATGCGCAGACTCTTGACCGCATTCGGAATAAGGCAAGCACCGAATATCGGGCACGCATTCCGGCGGCTACTCAGGCTGGCGTTAATGCCACCATGCAGAAGCTTATGGAATATCGGCCACTGCGTAACGAATTCATTGACGCGCTGGTTAACCGTATCGGGCTTGTGCTTGCCCGGAACAACTCGTGGACGAATCCCCTGTCGGAATTCAAAGCCGGTATGCTGAACTTTGGTGACACCATTGAGGAATACCACATGGGTCTTATCAAAGCTAAGACTTATGACCCGGACAGGGATTCTCTGGAAAAGGAACTTTTCGGCACCGAACGTGTTGAAGTTCAGTCCAGCTTTCACAAGATTAACCGTATGGATAAGTATAAGGTCACCATTGATTCCCCGATGTTGAACCGCGCTTTCCTTGAAACGGATGGTCTTACCAATTTCATTTCCCAGACAATGGAAGCTGTCACGACTTCCGATAACTGGGATGAATTCCTGCTGACCTGCCAGCTTTTCGCAGAGTACGAATTCAACAACGGATTCTATAAGGTACAGGTTCCGGATGTAGCCGCCGACAATTCCACGGAAGCGGACGCAAAGGCTACCCTGCGTAAGCTCCGTTCCGTTGCGGATAACCTGACGTTCATTTCCACCCGGTATAACCCGGCTGGGATGCCGATGGCGGCTAAGCGTTCTGACCTGCTCTTGTTTGTGACTCCGGAATTCAACGCGGCTATTGATGTTGAAGCACTTGCCGGTGCTTTCAATATTTCCTCCGCACAGGTGCACGGCCGCATTATTCCCATCCCGGCAGAACAGATGGGCATCGATGGCGCGCAGGCCATCATGACGACAAAGGAATTTTTTGTCATTGCCGATTCTCTCTTTGAAACGGCTAGCCTGTATAACCCGGATTCGTTGCAGAACAACTATTGGTTGCACCACCATCAGGTAGTGTCTGCCAGCCGTTTCGTTCCGGCTGTTGTGTTTACCACGGAAGTTGTTGAAAGCATTGTGGTAACGCCTAACCCTGTTGTTGCGATTACTTCCATTGCCGTTACGGACAGGGATGGTGCTGACGTGGTGAACGTGACCCGTGGTGAGGTTTACCAGTTCACCGCTGATGTGGACACTACGCTGGACGATGGTACGAATGAGGTAGTGCATTGGAGTGTGTCCGATAACACGTCCCTGCTTACCTACATTACTCAGCAGGGTGTGCTACACGTTGGCGGGGCGGAAGATGCCGCCACGCTCGATATCACGGCAACAACCGTTTGGATTGATCCGGACGGCGCTGAAACCGTATCTAAGACCCTCGTGGAGACGGTAACGGTAGTAGGCGATAAGCTGGTCCTGTGGCCGGTAGAACCGCCCGTAGTGGAGCCGTAGTCAATACGTCTGATTTAGTGCTAAACTCTCATTCATAGCTGGCATTCCTCCGGATATTAGCTATAGTGCATGTGGCGCACTAGGAAAACCCCTTGGTTGTCGGAACCAAGGGGTTTTCTGCGTTTAAGTGCTACCGTAGATTCATGGGAAAAACATACTGCAAGCCTTTGAAAAGAAATGTCTCATGGCGGTCTCAGGGATTTGGCGACAATAAGACCCAATACGGCCCGCATTCGGGTAATGATGAAGCTGTAAATCTTGGTACTCCGGTACACGCGGCTGGCGATGGCGTTATTGAATTTGCGGGTGAATTCGATGATTCCTATCAGGACAATTTACTGTGGCTGGTGCGTATGGGTGGGAATGTTCTGGTGTTGAACTGTGGCGATGATGAACCATCATTTGTTTACGCACATTTGAACAGGTTCCACGTTAAGCAGGGTGACAGGGTGAAAAAGGGGCAAGTTATCGCTGATAGCGGCAACTCTGGCACAGCCACAACGGGTGCACATTTGCATGTGGAAGCTATACCTCCCGGCTATAATCTCAACTCTCCATTACTAGGCAGGGTGAACCCCGATATCTATCTCACGGAATGGCCGGAAGATGTTAGGGTAGTTGCAACTACGCCAGCCACAAACACAAATGAGGATGAAATGCCAACTCTTACGATTATTGATGATGGTTCCGGGAAGCTCTGGGTAACTGAGGATTTTATTACCAAGTGGCATATTCCGGATTCTACGTGGGTACAGCATTATTTGAATATTGAGAAAAGGGGTTGGATTAAGCTCCGCAGGTCAGAAAATGGTCCTAGTATGCCTGATTACATTAACCTTGTTCCGGCGTTTGGTTCTGAGAAATGAGTAACGCTATTCAGCAGTTGCCGGATAATAAAGACTGGGGTTTGGAATTTAACTATTCCGTGTGGACGGCTAACACGGTTGTAACCCTTTGTAATGTTCCGTGGAACAGTGATTACCGGGATGTTGTGCGTTTTGATAATCAAGCCGCACTCGATGCATTCATTGATAACTCGCCAAGCCCTAAAGTCATTATTGACAAAATGAGTTACGCAAAGGTGGGTATGCCTATTCGGATTAACATTCCCTTCAATGCGGCATACAAATATAACTATGTCCGGGCACATAACCCCATGAGTCCCATTGCCGGTGATGAAGCACGTTCCTTTTATTACTTTATTCAGGATGTTGTGTATGTAAACCCCACGACTACACAGCTTTTTGTTCAGTTGGATGTGTGGCAGACATTCGGTTACGGCATTTCCTTTGGCAACTGCTATGTGGAACAGGGGCATATTGGTATTGCCAATGAATCCCAGTTCAGCAACTACGGGAAGGATTACCTTACCGTTCCGGAAGGAATGGATATTGGTAATGAATATGCCATTGAAAAGATGCTGTCTTACTCTGTTGCCAGTGCTAGGCAGTTCTCTTTGGGAATGCCTGATTACTCCATCATGGTCACCAGTTCCACATCACTCGACGCCGATCCGGGAACCGTGGATAACCCTAACCTTGTCTCCGCCACAGGTTCCAGCATGGAAAACCTGCCCAACGGTGCTGACATTTACCTGTTTAACTCTTTAGGGCATTTACGGGAATTCCTTGTGGCATTCGCCAATAAGCCATGGGTTACACAGGGTATTATGTCTATTCAGGCTGTTCCCCGGATGGCACGTTACGGTGTTAGCCTTACCACGAAAACCATTGAAGGAATCCCTGTTGACGAAGTAAATGAGGGAACGCTTCACAACATCAAAAGCTCACACGGCAACTGGCGTGAAGCTGTGGCGGAAAACTTTAATCCCCGTTACGCGCACCTGAAAAAGTTTTTCACGTTCCCTTACATGGTTCTGGAACTCACGTCATACACGGGAACGCCGCTGATGTTAAAGCCGGAATGCTGGCAGGACGATAACGCTACAGTGGTAGAGGTTCCTCACTTTGCCCCTCCAAACGCACGACTGTCCTTTTACCCGTACCGCTATAACACAACCTCGCGTAGTCCTGCTTATGAAGATGATGATGGGGTTGTGCATGATGGCGGGGAATTCCTGAACATGACCACAGGTATTTCAAACTTCCCCACATTCTCTGTTGTGAATAACGGGTACATGCAGTTCATGGCGTCCAATGCAAACTCAATTGCTTACCAGCATTCTTCCGCGTCATGGTCACAGCAAAAAGCTTTGGCCGGTAACAGCAACACCTATGACCAGTCAACATCAAGCATGAATACTTCCGCTGATCTCACAAATATCGGGATTGATTCTGCAAAGTCAAACACAAACCTTGCAAATCAAATGTCCGGGGCACGTGCCATTCAGAACGGTATCAATGCGGTTGGGCGTATTGGTGATTCACCTACGGGTATTGTGGGTGCGGCTACGTCAATGGCCAATACGGGTATTACGTATGCGATGGATGTTCATCAGGCTAACGAATCAATGGCCATCAGTACGGGGCAGATGGCTAACTCCACAAACCGTTCAAATCAGCACAACACGTTCGTTCGGGATACAAACAAGAATCTGTCTGACTGGTCAGCAAATGGTGACTATCAGAATCAGATTGCCGGTATCCAAGCCCGGACACAGGATGCCCAACTGACACAGCCCACGACTTCCGGGCAGGTGGGCGGGGACGCTTTCCTGTTGGCTAATTACCGCTGGGGTTATGACATTCGGGTGAAGCTCCCACAGTCCGGTGTTATTACCCGTATCGGGGAATACTGGTTGCGGTATGGTTACGCCATCAACATGTTTACCAAAATGCCAGAGTCCTTTATGGTGATGGAGAAATTCACTTACTGGAAGATTAAGGAATCCTACATAACTGGTGCGGCTTGCCCGGAACAGTTTAAGCAGGCTATTAGGGGAATCTTTGAAAAGGGTGTTACCGTATGGAAAACCCCCAGTGACATTGGGAACATTGATATTGGCGATAACGCGCCACTTCCGGGAGTAGGCATAAACATTGGCTAGACAAAGAGATTTGGTTTGGGACAACTATTACGCTCCCCATGCCACAGGTTTCCGGCATAACCCAACTAATGATTACAAAACTTTGCGGGAACGGATGTATATTCGGATTCTCACGGAACTGTCAGTAAACCGTTATAAGTGGGAGGGTTTACCCAATTCCATTGATGAACGGTTCCTTGAAAACACTTTGTTCCGTAACGCTTTGTCTGTGTTTTTCTACTCCAAGAAGTTCAATCGGCACTTGGCACTACGCGGCACGGGTATTGGCGTACCGAACATGTACGACAATCCCACTAAGTTCCTTGTGGTAGGTAATCAGATGATTAACGCCACACTCCCCGGTAATGAGTGCGTACCGATTTGGGCCAACTCCCAGCGTATGCCCGATCTGGATATTGTACGGCTGTACGCGGATTCCCTCGCTGAACTGGATATGACGTTCAAAATCAACTCCAAGAATCTCCGGAAAAACAAGGTCATTCTTGCCGATGAAAATCAGCGGCTGTCATGGCAGAATATTAACCGGCAGATTGATGAAGGGGTAGAGGTTATTTTCGGCACATCAGCGCTTGATACCACACAGGCACAGGTCATGGATTTCAACAGTGACCCGCAGGGTGTTTTGAACCTGCAAATTGTGAAGTCGAAAATGTGGAATGAATGCATGACTTTGTTGGGTATCAATAATGCTAATCAGGACAAAAAGGAACGGCTTGTTTCTGATGAAGTATCCGCAAATGATGAACAGGTTGAATCCACCCGCAACATTGGACTAAAAGCCCGGAAGCTGGCATGTCTGCAAATCAATGAAAAGTTCAAATACGCAGACGGTACACCGCTTAACGTTTCCGTGGAATTTGCCAAGCAAGCGGAAGTCCCTGTCACCAATTTTGCGGAAGGACTCTAATGGGTACGTTTACGCTCCCACTGAAAAAGGTTATTGAATTGGAGGATGGGAACATTGGGCTTGATGATTACCCCATCTTTGATGAAGATTACCGGGAAGCACTGAACACAAAAATCATCAACCATTACTGGAATCAGGAAATCGGTCAAGAATCCATTGAGCTTTTCCGGTTTGCGATGCGTCGGAAGATGCACGAAATCATGCCGCAGTGGAACCAGCACTATGAAATGTCGCTGTTGGCTGTTGACCCGTTATCGACTGTCTCAGTGAAAGATATTTCATCCAACACGAGTACGGGCACCAGTACGGGCACGAGCGCCAATAATTCCACGAGTGCGGCTAAGTCCCGTGCCGTGGCATCTGATACCCCACAGACGGCATTACAGGCTAATGCGGACTATGCCACGAGTATGCAGGACAATATTTCCGATGGTTCCGCAACATCCGACGCTACAGACGTTCAGGACACGGAACAGACGTCCACCAATGACCACGAGCAAACCGGGTATCAGGGGCACGCGCCCATGCTTATCCTTCAAGCACGCCAAGCCATTGTGAATGTGGATATGCTTGTGATAGCAGATTTGCAGGAATTGTTCATGCTGATTTGGTCCAATAATGATTCATTCTCCGGAAGCAGGTTCCCCTATTATGGTCTTTACTAACGCACAACCATTTCCCTACACCATTTCACCGCTGTCCAACATCACGCCGTTTACGTACCCGGATGGGATTACATACCTTGAAAAATTGGAGGGAATGCGGAAATGGCTTAATGACGTTCTGGTTCCCGAATTCGACGCTGGCATTGATAATGCAATTATGGAGTTCCAGACAGGCATTTCAAATGCTGAACTGGAAATCACCAATAAAGTAAATGAGTGGCAGGCATCATGGGATGCATTCACGGCCAATGTTGAAATTGAAATTGCCGCAATGAATGACCCGGTATTTGCGGGTCTCGTGAATAACGCTGTCAGCGCTACCCGTGTGGCTTTGAATGCTGTGATTGATTCCATTGCGGTAACACCGGCGGAAGTTCCCGGAATTGTGAATCCACTTATTGCCGCCGCAGACACAGCGCTTGAAACCTCCCTGAACGCGGCTATTGCCTTGAAGCTGAACGCGGCCGAAAAGGGTGCTGTGAATGGTGTGGCCACCCTTGGCGCTGATTCAAAGGTTCCCGTGGGGCAACTTCCCAGTTACTCACTGATTGGGCTTTACAGTGCGCGTCCAGCCGCCGCAGTGCCACCCATTGGTTCCACGTACCACGCCACGGATGTAGCGGAGACGTACCGGACTAACGGCGCGTCATGGGTTTCTGTGGGCAGTGGGGGGAATGAACTGGGTTACGTGGGCTTGGATGATACTGTCCCCATGTTTTCGTCTGATGTGACAGCCTTTACCGACGTTCCAGCGCTTACCCTGAATATCACGGCTGGCACCCGCCCGGTGCTTATTGAATGGGAAGCACAGTCCGCAGTTTCACAGGCTACCAAGTGCACCTACGCCATTTACAAAGATGGTGTAAAGGTGCGGGAATTCATTTTCGACACAGAATCCGTGGAAACATGGCAAACCGTTTCCGGTAAGTACATGGCACGCGGGCTTACACCCGGAACTGCTTATGTATTCAAGCTCACTGTGAAAGCGGAAGCAGGGTCTTATGCCCGCACCAGCGGCGCACCGTGGATTAGCGCGGTAAACCGATGAGCCTAGTTGTAAAGGCTTTCAGTGGAATCCTTTCACCCGGTGAGCTTCACATGGAGTTAACCCCGAAAGTGAAACCTGCCGAGCCTAAATACGGTGTGTTGAATCTTCACGGGGCATCCGGTAACGCTTTTACCGTTATCGGATGGTTGGGAGACGGTAAAGCTGGTACGCCTAACTATGTGGCATTGAACGGTAATAACGCTATTGCCGCTGATGCTGGTGGGCCGCAGACATGGGGAAACCAAGACGCCATTGATGGTGCACAGCGGTCTTATAACCGTTTGCAGTCGATGCCCGGTACTAAGCCGGGTAAGGTATTCATTATTGGCGCTTCAATGGGTGGGCTTACCGCTTTGAATTGGGCGGCACAAAACCCTGAAAAGGTTGCGGCTATTGCAATTGTTGTTCCGGTTATCAACTTGGCTGATATCAAAGCGAATAACCGTGGCGGCTATGCTGGTCTCGTGGATGCTGCTTACGGTGGTAACTACAGCGAAAGCATAAAGGGTGCCACGCATAACCCGGCTACCATTGCTGACAGCGGCAAATTCTCTGATATCCCTATCCTCATTTATTACGGTCTCACTGATACTGTGTGTGTACCGGCTGAGACAGAATCGTTTGCCGCTGATGTGGGAAGTAACGTCACCCTAATGCCCCTCCCCTACGGCCACGACGACAACAGCTACAGGGCAGTAAGCAACCAAGTCATTATTGACTTTTTCAATGCACATGCTGATACTGAATAAGTGATGGTTTAACCCACACATTCCGCCGTGGGTCCGGACAAACCCACATACGGAGAATGCCCCGCACTTTATAAGGTGAGGGGCATTCTTACGTGTATCGTGGGTACATGGCCGATATTGACTACGCAACAATAAGATACCTAGAGACTGTGGGCGGGTCTATCCGCATTCACTATAAAGACGGTAAAAAGGTGGATGCTTATTCGGATGGGCGTGGCCGGTTTTTGCCGCGTCTGTCCACTGCCGGTGAGCCGCCACCGTATGAGCCGTGGGAGCCACCGGAGGAACCGGAAGACCCGCCGCCCACAGGGTCATGGGTGCACCCGTTGCCGGGTTCTGTGGTGACTAGTGGCTTTGGTTGGCGTGCGGGTGGGTTTCATTATGGTGTGGATTTGTCGACTACCACAGCCGCTGTGGGTGGTCCTGTGGTTTCCGTGACTGACATGATTGTCACAGCCGCGTATGACGCTTATGAGGGTGGGAACGTATCAGCCGGAACCTACGTCAAAGGCCACACCTTGGATGGTGCTTACACGTTCACTTATAACCACGGGGCAGACGAAACCCTTGTCGTGGGTGTGGGGGATACTGTGGCGGCTGGTGCAACGCTCTTTATGGAGGGTGCCACTGGGAATGTCACAGGCACTCATTTGCACTTTGAAACCATTCTAGGGAATTATGCGGACCCGTGGGCACCACCCTACAATAACGGTGCACAATTTGTTGATCCATTGCAGGTACTTAGGGATCATGGGGTAGTGATCTAATGAACGCCATTGCACTTGCTTATTATAATTTGTCTAAGGTTCTGTCTTTTAATGCTGTCTATAATTTTGTTATTGGTGCCCGTGGTTTGGGTAAGACCTATGGTTTCAAGAAAAAGGTTATCAAAGACGGTATTACAAAGGGTCACGAGTTTATCTATTTGCGTCGGTATAAGTCTGAACTGAAAGCCGCGCGTGATAGTTTCTTTGCCGATGTGTCAGCCGAATTCCCTGAACAGGATTTCAGGGTAAATGGGCATTATGCCGAATATTCCCCGATAACTCTACGGGACCAAAAGAAACGTGAATGGTTCCGTATCGGCTATTTCATGTGTCTATCCACGGCACAGACACAAAAGTCTGTGTCATTCCCCAAAGTACGTACCATTCTTTACGATGAATTCATTATCGAAAAAGGTATGCTCCATTACCTGCCTAATGAAGCAGTGGTATTCACTAACTTTTTCTCCACAGTTGATCGTAACAAAGACAAAACCCGTGCATTCTTCCTGGCAAACTCAGTCAGCATCGATAACCCCTACTTTGTCCACTACCGAATACAGCCAAAAGACGGTGAAGAATTCATCAAAAAGTTTGATGGGTTTATGATTGTCCACCTAGCCGATTCAACAGAATTTGCGGAAGGTGTAAGCCGCACAAAGTTTGGTAAATTCATTCACGAGTCCGACCCGGACTATGAAGAATATGCAGTGGGTAACAGCTTTGCCGATAACCATGAAAACCTGCTGGAAAACAAACCCCCGGAAGCGGACTACGTTTACACCCTGGAAACCAAGACAGGGATATTCTCAGTCTGGCGAGACTGGGGAAGCAAGAAATGGTACGTACAGGAAAAGCGCCCAAAGACCGAAATAGTATTCACCCTATGCGCAGACAAAATGGGAAACGGGAAAAAACTACTATTCAACAATGATCAACAAATCAGTGTGCTAAGGTCAGCATTTAAGAGTCACTACGTTTACTTTGACAGTGCACGTACCAGAGTGGCACTGTTAGATATATTCAAACGCTAAACACTGGGGGATACAGTGGAAGATTCAAAACGTACAATCGGACCTGTAACAATGGCAACGGGCGGGGCAGTGGCTATTACCACGTTCTCTTGTTTCCTGTTGGCAAGGGTAGCTAACTTTGAAATACCGCCACTGGAACAGGGTTGCCTAACCCTTATTCTTGTGATGGTTTCAGGATGGGCAGTACCGGCAAAACGCGGTAAGAGGGTAGCCGAGTAATGCCCGATACACAGGATACGGTTATTACGACTGGTGAACTTTCACGCGCGGTAAATCTCATTAGGGGAGATATCAAAGACGTGAAACACGACATTAGCCAACGGCCAACAGCACAGGACTATAAAGATCTAAAAGAGGAAATTGGGAAGCGTGCCCACGTCTCAGAACTGGGATACGCTAACGATAGAATCAAAGACCTAGAGGATTGGCAGAAATGGGCCATGCGTCTAGGTGTGCCAGCTATGATAGGCGTAATCATTAACCTGCTAAACACACTGGATGGGAAATTGCCGCAATGACAAACATACACGTAGGCTATCGAAGTGCCGAAGGGTTTGAAAAACAGGGTGGGATGGTAATCGATGATGATGCTCTAGATTTACATCTCTCCACCGGTAGGCTTTCAGATGAAGAATTATCCAGCACTTATCTTTCGCGGTATCAGCCTGATACAGACTATGCAACTGGTGAAGCTGTACTAAGCCCGAACGGTGAAGTTGTCACAGCAAAAGTAGCTTTCACATCCGGCGTAAGTTTCGACTATGCCAACTGGAACATTAAATTCAAGAGCCGTGTTCTAATGAACACGCTGGAATCAAACGCATTCGACTACACCGGACCCGTAGCGCTCTCCACAGTAACAAACACATTCCGTGCATCAGCGGCTGTCAACTTCACCGGGGTAGGATCAAACGGCATCCGGGGAGACAGCATTGTTTCAGATGAAGCAAACACAACCGGAACCTCATTCGGCACCGGACACTTTCTTGCCGTGGAAGGCTCCGGCGGTTTCGCTGGCAGGGGCAGTATTCACGGATTCCAGTTTCGCGGCATAATCGCACCACATCCAGAGGGTGATGTATACGGGGAAATGGGTGGATTCATTTCCACGGTCACATCAAACCGTCCGGGTGCACTAGCGGAAGGTGCCGAAATTCAGGCACGTTCTAACCTTGGCTCACCCTCCCGAATGGCGGCAGTGGTAGCTATCGCAATGGAAAATAACACAACAATTCCATATTGGTCACGTGGCGTGTGGGCCGTTTCTGGTGGGTCCGAACGTGCCGGTGAAGGCATCATGGTAAGCGGAAACGGTTGGACGCACGGTTTCCGTTATCAAAATGCTGCAAAACAAGACCTATTCAGAATTGACCAAAATGGCCACTATTTCATGGGTATTGAGCAACACATGGTTTTCACAGATGCTTTGTCAATCAATTTTAATAGCAACCTGTCACTATCCCATGCCGCAACAGGGCAAGCCGAAATTCGCGCTATAAACTCTGATGGCCTAAATAATGAACTCAGGTTCTACAATGATGCATCCAGCCCCGGACTGGTGTGGACAAACTCAATCCGCGCATCGGGTAACTCCATGCAAATCCGCGCCGCACAGACAGCAGGCCATGCAAAAGGTGCGGAAGTATTCAACAACATCATTGAAGTAAAAGCAGGTAGACGACTTGGATTCTTTGCCGCCACTGCTATCGTACAACCAACTCGTGCCGGGCAACTCACAGATTCATCCGGCGGCACAGCAACATCTACAATTGCGGCTATATCAGACACAGCAACCAAAGATGCTGTAGCATCTATAGTAGCCAAGCTAAACACAATTGAAGCTCAACTGTCTGCCGCCGGTGGCGGCTTCGGACTCACAACCTAAGAAACGGAAGCACCATGAACCCCGCTGTAATTCTCTCACTACTATCCGACCTCTACGCACAGAACGCAGCACAAAACCTACGCATTCAGGAACTGGAAAGAGAACTTAGCGCAAAAGAATAGTGCAACGTGTTTCCCTGTGCTACACTCAATACACAAGCACAGGGAAACACAAACCGGAGGAACACAAAATGATCGAAATACTGCTTATGTCAGGGTTACTGTCAGCTATCGTCACGTCAGGGCTTTACGTGTTCTTTAGCGGACCCGTTGTTAAGGTGGGGAAGCACAGGGCATGATGAACAAAGACACGTTAGAAACAGCACTCATTGCTCTAAGACAAGCCAACGACAGGGAAGAAAGCCTAACCGCACATCTCAGAATCAGTAAAGCCATTACAGCCATTGAAGATGAATTACGCGGAGAAACAAAACCTGAACATCATCACCATTATCAACACGTAGGCATAGTAAACGCAGAACATCAAACCGTAGTTTACAAACTCTACTGCGTAACCTGTGGAGATATCATAGAGCTTCAATAACCACATTAGCCCGTGACCTGTGTTACGGGCTTTTGTGTGCCCAGGAATAGCCCATGCACACTTAAGGCTATTTGTCAATAGCCGGCATTGGTATTG